CGATGCAGTAACAAGTATGCCTCGAGCAGACTTGTCGGGCAGCGTAGGGAGGGACACCTCCTTCAAGACTGCCTACTCGATCGTAGATGATGATTCCATCATTCTAGGATACAAGAACTATCCCCACAAGGAGTACCTTAAGGGAGATCAGTTTATAGCCACGAAGCAGGTACCTGACCCGCTTCATGTCTATCACAGCGGTAACACTCTCCTATTGGAGAAGGGTTACATAGCCGCCAGCGAAGGGTTCACATTAGTGTCCCGACGAACTGGAGAATACGCTCTCCAAAAGTGCTTACACACAGGAGACGTAGACAGACTAGTGAAAGGAGAACTCCATCCACTAGACGAGTCCGATAGGGATCCAGCGGTGCTGGTCCATGAGGACATCTTAAAACGTCACAGGTCGAAAGACCCGTACGGAATAGACTACGATGACCCTTTCAAGATTTTGCAAGGGTACTCGCTCGCGACGATGAGAGATGCGGTGCATTTATCATCAAACGCGTCGGCCAAACCAGGGAAATACCTAAAGGATTTGACCGTCTCTGTCTGGCATGGCAATAATTTGCGCATGCAAGACAAGATCCCTGCCCGCCTGATTCCAGGCTGGAAGGGACCTCCGAAGGCCGAATTAACTTTTGTTGAAATATCGGCCCTCGAACCCAAACTCGGGTTTATCTACCAGCGAACCTTCTGGGGAAGGAAGCTTGTAGAACTGGCCTTAATCCCTGAGACCAGGGATTGGGCCAGACGCTTCCAAAAGAAAATATCATATTTTCTTGATGGAAGGGGACATCCATCATGGTCGGAATCCGTCCGTGATAGTGTGTACCTAGACTCATGCCGTCGCAGCATGAGATCCAGGTCCGTTAGACTTCTTGAAGTACTCAAGACCGTCAACGGTATCTTCATTCAGAGATTCCTCGCATTTCCGAATGAGATTTGGACTTGGGACAAATATGACAAATTTATCCTCAAGTACCTCAACGTCCTTTTGGACGATGAGTTTTACGACGGAGAGCTTACAGAAGGGGCTCTCGGCGTAACTGCGCGTTATACCGAACTCAAAAGAATTCGGAAAACGTTTAAGAAATATGCCCTCTCTGAGAGAGACGCGTATTTCTCAACTGAGGAGTTCCGAAAGTCGGTACCTCCTTGGCTGTCTTCGTTTGTCCCCTTATATAGGAGGGCAGCAGAAGTAAAAGGAGACATCTGGGCGTGTTCAATACGCTCGATGTTATCCCAGACACGAGGGATGGGGACACCTCCCCCACTCGTCGTGGCCCAATCTAAGATAAAGTTCCTTCGAACGATATCTCAGATTCCTGAACCACTCACCCCGGAAGAGGGTAAGTTGATTCAAGTTGCTATAAATGAGACTATCAAGTCCATTCCACAGCACGTGTTTTCCGGCCTTACAACGAAGGCGAGGATAGCACTTACATCTTCCGCTTGTTGGGAGAAAACCCGACAAGAAGGAGGAAGCCTTCAAGCCATAGGAGACATTATGGCAGAGGCCCGATCCGGTAGACCTGTTCAAATCATTGACTTGTATACCGGAGCTCCGATATCCCTCAAAATCTTGGGGGATATCGAAGCAGGAGAATATATCTTCTATAGATGCTTAGAAGACGTTCTCGAGACAGACCCCTCCGAAATGTCGAAGGCGTATGTCGCAATCGTGAAGGAACCGGGGAAAGCCCGGACCGTTACGAAAGGTCGAATAGCACTCAAGGTCGTCTTGGATGTTATCAACAAAATGGCCTCTTACCCTCTGAAGAAGGTAAAGACCAGCAAGTCCGGCATGGGAATGGATGCCCATGGTTGGAACTTCTTTCAGGATATGTATCACGATGAGAACCTATCCGAAAGTTTCAAGCCATCCTCTAAGAAAGATAGTGGAGAGGCTTCGGGTACTGGTATAATACGAGAAGTTTTATACGAGGACCTTTACGCGGAGTGTACTGACTACACTAACGCGACAGACGCGATGAACCACGAAGTAGCGTGGACATTAGCGTCGCCATGGTTGGACGCGTGTGGAATCCCACCCGTCCTCCAGGACATAGTATTCGCGGCTTGTTTCCAGCCAAGAATAGTATATTTCACGGCTCGCGGAGCATTTTCCGCGATAGGTGAAAGAACTGAGGATCCTTGTGTTAACAAGGTTGTACTCAATCGTGGACTACTTATGGGAGATCCTCTCACAAAAGTAATCCTTCATCTCCTGAATATCTGCGTACGCAGAACCGGGAGATATGTGGCCACTGGTAAGTACACAGAACTTACTGGAGACCAGGCCCCTCATTTCCTCGGAGAGGAAATGGTGGACACCTTCCCGATCCCCGTCATATATGATAGGGTCGTGGAAGATCACCGGCCGGTAACGGTCGGTGAGGGCAAGATCCAGGTGCAACCTGTACCCGGACGAGCCGTACCTCGAGAGATAGCGAACGCTATTGATACGAGGGAACTAAGGGAAAGTGCGAGGAATCTCGCCTTTACCCTAGGATCCCGAGCACCGGAAATTGACTTTCCGCTGCCGGGAGTTATAGTCTTAACGACTGTAAATTCGGTGGTAGACTTCGGATACATTCCGAAGGCCCTCCGAGACCCAGCACTGCTTTCGATTCGAGAGCATAAAACTGGAAGTGGGGATCAATCAGTTCCGATAACCGGAATGAGAAATCCTGACGACATGTATTTAGATCAGAAGGGTCTAAAACCTGTCGATCCTGTGACCGGAAGATACTTTCGGTCTAAGGATGACATACTACGACGTGTGGAGGAACTCTCCCACGACACGTATGGTCAAAACGTTCCCATGGGACGGACGGTGTTGACCGCCCGTTCAGGAACCTCCGGCGTGATGAGGGTGTCTCCCTCATCTAACCAGAGTGGGCGAACCAGGTCCTTTTGGGACTGGTTCACCCGCTAACCTTATGCCCGCGCCCCGAAGGGTGTTGAAGGCGTATTACCAGGTAATACTTAGGGGCCCTTTCGGGCCCACTAGTTAGATT